CTGGGTTTTCACCCAGGACCTTCGCTTCTCTCCTCTTCTATCGAAGAGGCTTAGTCTAACTTGGAGAAATGAGGATGGTCACTGAAGCTTGGTCGAATAATTACTATAATTCCAGTAGTCAGTTTATTGGAAGAAATAGTCGTAATCGAACATGGGTCAGGACTCCTGATTTCAAGACGTTAGCTAGGGGTAACTTGCCCATCAATCCGTATACGGATGACATTTTCAATGGGGTTTCTAATCCCATTGTTAAAATACTCATACGTCACTCCGATGGTCTCGTTATCGAACAGGGTCTCAGTTTTGGAACCGATGCTTTCTTTGATTTTGATAGCATGGATTTCTTACCTGATCACCGTTCGTTTACATCACTTGAGAATGAGGCTATGTTGAAGGCACTTGCAAAAGTGTCTGACGCTAAGTCGAATCTCGCTGTGATGTTCGCGGAAAAAGCAAAAACCTCCTCTCTCATTCTCGATTCTGCAACACGAATCTTTAATGCGATGCGGAGTTTTCGTAAAGGCAATTTAAAAGGTATTGCCGAAAATCTTAACATCTCTCCTTCTAAGCTCCATAAGAGCTGGTTGGAATATAAGTACGGTTGGATGCCGTTGCTTATGGATGTTAAAGGTTCCGCTGAGTTTTTGGCTCAGCAAAACTTAGGTAGACCTCCTCGGTTTACGGTTTCGTCAACCGTAAAAGATCCTATCTCTGGGACCATTACTGGCCCCGGAAATAATAGGATGAGTTTCGATAGCAACATGGAGACTGCTACCTATTCCTCTGATCGAGTAAAATCGGTCCGTGTGAAGCTTTGGCTGGAGATTTCCAATCCCCAGTTAACGCAGCTTCAGCAGCTTGGCTTGACAAACCCGGCTCTTGTAGCGTGGGAGCTGATTCCTTTTTCGTTCGTATTTGACTGGTTTATATCAGTCGGATCTTACTTACAAGGTATTACAGCCCTCAATGGCGTGACCGTACGAAAAGCCATGACTTCGTGGTCTTTCTATGCAAATAGTAGTTGCGTTGAATCCTTCCCAGGGTACAACGGCTCCTACCATTTATATCTCCCTTGGTCTGGATTGTTAAGGGAGTGTAAGCATAGAATTTATTCACGAGGCACGATTACGGTGAACCCGCTCTCTCTTCACCCGCCCGTTGATTTTTCTTTGCCTTCTGGGCAGAGGTTAATTAGCGCGCTGGCGTTGATGAGAGCAAACAGCCGAAGTTTCGGCAACACGCGGATCTAATCCGCTTTCCCCGATACTGGAGTACGAGCATGGATGAATCACTCGAACGTAGATTTCTTTTCGAAAACTACAGGAGTTATGTCCAAATTTTGCACGATAAAGGTTTGGTTTACCATCCCTTGACCGATGCTGAGTTGGAACAGCTCCCGACTCACGACCTTAACCAGGCTGTGCGTCAAGTGTTCGCCCTCGCAAGAACGCCCAGTTCTTAACCTTTGAAAGGTATTACTAATGGCAGCAGCTGCCGATATGACCCTGAAGAACAATGCGGCGGCCAACGTCACATTCAACCCCTATTCTGTCGAACAGGATGCGGTTGAGTGGACGGAAGCCGGGGCAACGTCCATTCTGGGTACCACGCGCGCTCGTCTGACCCGGAAGATTCCGGCGGACAAGGTGAATGGTGTATACCGTACCCTCGGGAAGCTTCAGCTTCCTGTGGTCAACGGGACAACCGGTCTACTGGACGGAACGGTGACTGGCAACTTCGAAATCCTCCGCCCGGCGAAGCTTTCTGTAGCCAATGTTGACGAGCTTGTTGCACGATTCAAGGAATTCGTGGCGCAAGCTATCGTCAAAACGGCTGCCGAAACCGGCGCTATTCCTACCTGATCACTCTGGAGTTTTCTCATGTCAAGTTTTCGTTTTCACGAAGCTCGCTCTTCTGTCGAATTGTTGTTCGCAGCTGAGAAACTCTCGGTCCATATTAAGGACCTAGAAGTGACAGTTGCAGTGTATAATTTCGAGAATGGAATGCCCGGAATAAATTTTCGGGTACTCTTTCAAGACCTTATGCACCGCATTCGTAGGTTGGGCTATCGCCAGCAAGCTCTTGAGATCTCTTTACGGATCTTTAACTTGACGGCGAACTGGACCTCTGACGATCGTATTAATAACACGATCTAAGGAGGCCGAGGTGAAGAAACAGACGCGAAGTCTTTTCGGAACTCTCTCCGCAATGGTAGAGAGTCACGAGGTCAACGGTACTTCCGTTCTTCGTGAGGTTGCTATGGATCTGTATCAGTCTCTCGACACCCCTGTAGCGCTATCATGCGCTATCTTACTCCGTTGCGGTGATCTTAACCAGCTGGTTAGGAAAACTATAACGCCTGAGTCTTATAATGACCGGGAGAAGTTTGAGCACGACTATCAAGCCGTGTCATTCCTTCGAAAGGTCCCCTTCAAAGTTGAAGGTTTAGATCCAGAGGCCGAAGCTAAGAAGAAGTTCTTCGAAGCCGAGGCCCGTTGTATGGGGACGAACTCTAGGATTAGGCAGTTTGTATCGTACCCCGAAAGGGCCGATACTCTCTTACGCAAGGTATTTTGCCTTGCGATCGAGAGGATTCAGACTGTTTTAGGTCCGCGCGTTCGTTTTGCCGAGTGGTTGGAAGGTTGTCGTTTTGGCCCTGGAAGCTTTACGCATCCGAAGGCACGCGGTATAACATCTGCGTATGACAAGCTGCAAGTCCGCCCTTCAGTCACTTTTGACTTTAGGGATCAGGGGGCCGTACTCGTAATGAGTTCGCCCTCTTGGGCACGATCTGTAACAGATTCGGAAATTGAAGGGTTTTGGCCCTTTGTCAACGGATCTGATATGGATTGTGTTCCGGGTAACCGAGTAATGTTCGTCCCGAAAACCGCTACGACGGAGCGTGCAATAGCCGTTGAACCGCTTATGAATGTCTATGCCCAATTAGGTTTGGGTCAGATGATCAGAACGCGTCTCAAGGAAGTTGCGCATATCGATCTTAACGATCAGACTGTTAATCAACAGCTTGCTCGTGAAGGGTCGGTTCGTGGTTTTCTCAGTACCATAGATCTTTCCTCTGCTAGTGATACAATCTCTAGAGAGCTTGTCCGTTACCTCCTTCCGGAGGAGTGGTTCAAGGCTATGGATGCTTGTCGATCAAAAGTCGGCTTGCTCGATGGTGAATGGTTAAGGTATGAGAAGTTCTCCTCAATGGGGAATGGTTTCACGTTCGAGTTAGAGACTCTGATTTTCTGGTCTCTTGTCTCGAGTACGTGTGAAGTCACCAACTGTCCCGAAATGGTCAGTGTATATGGTGACGATATCGTAGTTCCATCTGAAGCCTTCGACTCCGTTAAGCACGTCCTTGAGTTCTTCGGATTCGATTTGAATCTGAAGAAATCTTTTAAACAAGGAGTGTTCCGTGAGTCATGTGGTAAGGACTACTACGAGGGAGAGGACGTCCGTCCCTTCTTTCAAGAAGAGATTCCTAAGAGGCTTAAAGACCTCTTTAAGCTCTGCAATGGTTTGCGTCGTAGGGCCCACCGCAGTAATCGTCACACTTTCGGGTGTGATGTGCGCTACGAGCGGGCTTGGAAGCAAGTCTTGCGAGCTGTTCCATCGGTTGCTAGAAAACTTCTCGTTGTTCCTGCTCATGCAGGTGACGTAGAAGGTATCTTAACCGATTGGGACGAAGCCCAAGCATCCCCCTTCGTCAGGAAACTGAACGGATGGTGTGGATGGTTTGGGTTAGGAATCAAGCCCATCACGGTTATACGTGATCGAAGTTCTAACTTCGAGGGAGGAGTGGCAACACTCCTCTACAGGGCTAGGAACGGATTTGGAGTCGACTATTCTCCTGCTGATCCAAGGCAGGGGCGAGA